AGTCGGATAAAGAATCCAGAGCAGAGTGGGAGTCCATGTTTGAACGTGGCTTTGATCTTCTGGGACTCAAACTGGAACCGGGATCGGAACCATTCGATGGGGCATGCACGGCAGTTCATCCACTCCTCATAGAATCAGCAGTCAAGTTTCAGTCCAAGGCTTCCGGTGAACTGTTTCCTTCCAACGGTCCTGTAAAAGCACAGATCATAGGACAGTCCAATGCGGAAAAGGAAACTCAGGCCAATCGTGTACAGAACTTCATGAACTACCAGCTAACGGAACAGATGCCTGAGTACTTCGATGAATTTGAAAGGATGTTGTTCCATCTTCCTATTATCGGATCAGCCTTCAAGAAAATGTATTATGATGCAACATCCAAGCGTCCACGTTCAGAGTTTATACCAATAGACCAGTTCTATGTATCCTACTATGCAACAGACCTGATGAATGCTGACAGGTATACCCATGTAATCTATCGGAGTCCTGTGGAGATTGCAAGGGATATGATGGCTGGTGTCTATCAGGATATTGAACTTCCAGAACCGACATTAAGTAATATTACAACATTCACGGAGAAGATGGATACGATAATAGGGGTGTCTCCTTCTTCTGATAATGATCCACAGTATGTTCTTCTGGAACAGCATTGCTATCTTGATATAGAAGGGGAGGATATTCCTCTTCCCTATATTGTAACAGTAGAACAGCAATCAAGACAGATAATGAGTATTCGTAGAAACTATAAGCAAGATGACCCGAACAAAGAAAAAGTGAATCATTTTGTTCATTATAGATTTGTTCCGGGCTTTGGTTTCTACGGATTAGGTCTTATTCATTTCCTTGGTAATCTCACCATGAGTGCAACAGCAGCTATGCGGTCCCTTATAGATGCTGGACAGTTTGCCAATTTACCGGGAGGATTTAAGGCCAAGGGAGTACGGATGGTTGGTGACAATGATCCTATTGCTCCCGGCGAGTTCAAGGAGGTTGAAGCAACCGGAATAGATTTATCAAAGGCTATTGTTCCCCTTCCATATAAAGAGCCTTCCTCTACTCTATTCCAGATGCTGAATTTCGTAACTGCTGCTGGTCAGAAGTTTGCGGATAGCACGGAGCAGGTTATCTCTGATGCTGCCTCCTATGGACCCGTTGGAACTACTATGGCTCTGCTTGAAGCAAGTAGTAAGTTCTTCACGGCAATACACAAGAGATTACATAAATCACAGAGAGATGAATTTAGAATCCTTGCCCGTATAGACTATGAATATCTTCCAGAAGAATATCCATATGATGTTCCGAATGAAGACCGTAGTATATTCAAACAGGATTTTGATGGACGCATAGATATTATTCCTGTATCTGATCCTAACATTCCTTCTAACGCACACCGCATGATGATGGCGAATATGGCTCTGCAAATGGCACAGCAGTCTCCACCCGGAATGTTCAATCTGGAAGCACTGAACAGAACAATACTCAATTCTACCAATATGCCGAATGTAGATGAGATACTTCCTCCAAAGATTGAGCCTCAACAACTTGATCCGGTATCGGATATCATGGCTGTTACAAAGGGTGTTCCTATTGCTGCATTTCCCGGTCAGAACCATGATGCCCACATACAGGTAAAGATGGCATACCTGCAAGATCCCCAGAATGGAGCTAATCCTGTTATGCAGAGGATAGCTCCCATACTACAGGCCAATATACAGGAACATTCCATTATGAAATATCAGGAACAGATGAATGGTCTTACACAGCAGATGATCCAGCAAAATCCCCAGATGGCTGGAGATCCTTCTTCTGTGGAAATGGTCATGGCACAGGCAGCACAACAGATCAGGAATGCAAATCAGGCTATGGGTCAGGCTCAGTCACCTGAACAACAGTTGATGAAACTGGAACAGGCCAAGGTTGAACTGGAGAAACAGAAGCTTCAGTCTGATACAATGGTACAGGCAGCAGAGATGGAACTCAAGACCAAGAAGCTTAAACTGGAAGAAGCTGACCAGATCATAGATCTTCTCAAGGCAAATGCAACTAATAGTATGAAAGAAGAGAAGTCTACACTGGATCGGGAATCCAAGGAAAAACTGAAAGAACTTGATGTCATGGCAAAAGCTGCTATTGAGGAGTTCAAGATTACATCCGAAAATGAAAGGGAAGTATCAAGAACACTCAAGGATATGCTGGAAGCTAGGATGAAAGATGACAAGGACATGGAAGAAAAGGGCTTGGAAGCTCTTACACAATTAGCAATAGCTCAGACAAAGGAGGTCAGTAATGATGACGAAGGGTAAAGGATATCTGGATCATGTCAAACCTAAAGGAAAAGGGTTTGGAGATCCGTTTAAAGAAGATGCCATAGGTAAAAGAAGCATGAGGGCTGCTCTGTCAGAATGGCCTGAAAAGTCATGGAAGCAACCTACACCTAAGAAAAAGACGAGGCAGAATAAAATATAGATTATGGAAATCTGGGATGAAGTTATAAGTGAGTTTAATAACGAGATAAATAATCTCAGACTTACATTGGGTAATGGTTCAGCAGAAGATTATCCACATTACCGTCAGATTGTTGGTTCTATATCTGGAATAGAATGGGCCAGAGATAATCTGACAGACATTATTAAAAAACGCATGTATATGGAGGATGAAGATTAATATGCAACAAGTAGCAATGGGCGGTTCAGTAAAGAATGATTTATGGATAACAGATCCAGAGGAGAAACCAGATCCCTCTCCTCTACCAGAACTACCGGGATATCATGTTCTGGTTCGTCCAGTATCTGTTAAAAGTATAACCAAGGGTGGTATTTTCATACCGGATTCAACCAAGGAGGATATGTCTTATCTGACAACAATAGGACAGGTACTTGCTCTGGGAAATCTGGCTTATGCGGAAACGGATAAGTTTCCTAATGGTCCTTGGTGTTCTATTGGGGATTATGTATGTTATGGAAAACATACAGGAACCAAGTTATTTTATAAGGGTGTAAGGCTTATTCTTCTTTTTGATGATCAGATTATTATGAGAGTGGAAGATCCAAAAGACCTTGATCCTACTTTTAATTTAACAAAAGGATCAGCATGATTTGGGAAAACAGGGTTTTTATGGTATAATATATGTATAACGTAAATCGTTTGTGTCGTTAACAACGGAGAGTAAAATGGCAGAAGAAAAAGAAGAATGGACTGAAATTGAACTTCCAGATAATGAAGTTGAATATGAGGTTGAAGAAGAACAAGAAACGGTAGAAGCCGTTGCAGAAGAAAAACCTGAAGTAAAGGAAGAGAAACCTGAAGTACAGGAAGAAAAGCCAGCCGAACTTGAAGGTATTGAAACCAAAGGTGCTGAAAAAAGAATAAGGCAGCTTATCAAGCAACGGAAAGAACGTGATGAACATATTGAAGAACTTATCAGGCATAATGAACAACTTGTTAATAATCTGAAACAAAAAGATCGGGAAGTCTTCAATGTAAGTAAGAATAGTCTGGAGGTATCGGAAAAGCAGTTAACAGATAAACTGGAACTTGCAAGACAAGCTTATCTGGAAGCTTTTGATGAAGGAGATAAAGAAAGAGTTCTGAAGGCACAGGAGATGCTGAATGAAGCACAGACAGACCTGAAAAATGTATCCTCTGTCAAAACAAAATTTAGTGGAGAATATACTGCTCCTGCTGCTCCGCAAAATACAGAACAACCCAGACAGAAAGTGGATTTAAAAGCACAGGCATGGGTTTCGGAGAATGAATGGTTTGGTCAGGATAAAGTAATGACTGCCGCTGCATTGGCAATCGATGCAGATCTTAAAGAACAGGGATATAATCCAGATGATAATGAATTTTATGATGAAGTCAATAAACGAATCAAAGAATCTTTTCCTCACAGGTTTGAGGAAGGTGAAGAACGTGTGCAGGAAACTACGTCAAAACCTGCTCAAGTGGTATCGGGGAGTTCACGCTCGGCTCCGAACTCAGGTAAGAAAATTAAACTTTCTAAGGAAGACATAACTCTTGCTCAGAAATGGGGAATCCCACTTGAAAAGTATGCAGCCGAAAAGCTTAAAGTTACACAAGCTGACGGTGAATATACAACAGTTAACATGTAAGCGTGGAGGATATTATGACAACACGAAATGAATCACGTAGCACAAATCAACGGGAAACTGAAGTGCGAGAAGAAGAATGGACCTTTGAAGAGCCAAATGCTCTGGAGATACCGAAACCTGTACAGGCTAGGTTTGATGCAGAAGATATGGCATTACGTTGGATACGAGTCTCCCTTCAAGGTAAAGACGACTATATAAATGTTGGTAAAAAGCAACAGGAAGGTTGGGTCTTCGTTTCGCCAGATGAAGTACCGGAGATGGCACTTACCTCTTTCGTGAGAGAGGATGGTCGGTATGAGGGTACAGTCAGTCGTGGAGACTTGGCCCTTGCAAAAATGCCAGCCGGAAAAGTTAGGGCTAGACAAAAATTCTACGAGCAGAAATCCAATGATATGATGGATGCGGTAAATGCACAACTCATGAAGAACTCTGATTCTCGTATGCCAATTACAAATTCTAGCCGTTCTGTTACAACAAGAGGTCGCCGTCCTAATTTTCAGGGATAACCTCCTCACAATTTAAGGAGATGAAACAATGTCTACTACTAAAGCATTTCGTGGTTTCGTTCCTGCTCGTATGAAAGGTGGAGCTTATAATAATGAAGCTGTCACCGATATGATTACGCTTACCTCTACAGGTCAGGCGCAATCTCCAACGAATAACATTTTTACAGGTGATCCGGTAGTTCTTCCGGGTGCAAACTTTGCAACCATATCACCTTTTATTGCTACAACTCTTAAAGCCTCTGGTGTTTTTATGGGTTGTCAGTATGTTGAAAATGGAGAACAGAAGTTCTCTCGTTGGTGGAACGGGTCAACTAGTGCCACGGATATTAAATTCTTTGTGATCACTAATCCTGATCAAACATACTACATTCAGGCTTCTACATCGCTTTCAGCGGCTGAGTTAGCAATTGTTAAAAACTATAATGTAACCGTAAGCTCCACGGCTTCTTCCGGTAATACTACCACAGGTCAGTCCAGTTACTACCTTGATGGTGAATCCGGTACAGAAGCAACAAAAGCAGTACGTGTCATTGGTAGAGCAAAGTATCCTGATGAAAAAGATTCTGATGCTTATCCAATTGTCGAGGTCTGGATTAACCAGCATCGTGACAGGTATGTTACGGCTACGGCATCAACGGCTTAATAGGGAGGATTTATTATGGCTATTAATAGAGCTAGTATTAGCAAAGAACTCCTTCCCGGTCTTAACGCTGTATTTGGGTTGGAGTATGGAGAGGTAAATAATGAGCATGAATCTCTCTATGAAGTAGAAAATTCGGATCGTGCATTCGAGGAAGAGGTTCTTTTCACCGGGTTTGGTACTGCACCAACCAAGGGTGAAGGGGCGGCTGTTAGTTATGATGACGCACAGGAAAGTTACACAGCTAGGTATACTGCCGAAACTGTAGCACTTGCCTTTGCTGTCACGGAAGAAGCTATGGAAGACAATCTTTATGATACGTTTGCCAAGCTTCGTGCAAAAGGTCTTGCCAGAGCAATGGCTAACACCAAGCAGGTAAAAGCTGCAAACATCTTTAACAATGGTTTCTCTGATACTATTGGTGATGGTGTTGCATTTTTTGCCTCTACTCATCCAACGATCAGTGATGGTAATCAGTCTAATCTTTTGGCTGCTGCTGATCTTACGGAAGCAACTCTTGAAACTGCACTTACCAGTATTCAGAAGATCAAGGATGATCGTGGTATTCTGATTGGTGCAAGTGCGCTTTCACTTCACATTCCAGTTGACTCATGGGCAATTGCAGATCGTATTCTTTCTAGCCCCGGCAATACTCAGACGAGTGCTGCTCAAGCTAATCCGAATACGAATGCTATCAATGCTACCCGTAATCTGGGTATGCTGCCTGAAGGTTACTATATCAATCGCCGTTTCAGTGATACGACATCCTACTTCATCAAGACTGATGTTCCGAATGGTACAAAAATGTTTGTCCGTTCTCCACTTCAGACCAAGATGGAACCGGATTTCGATACTGGTAATCTTCGATTCAAAGCACGGGAGCGTTATAGCTTCGGTGTTTCGGATTGGCGTGGATTCTTCGGAAGTTTAGGTTCCTAATTGTAACAGAGAGGGTGGTTATATACTGCCCTCTCTTTACTACTTATTAAGGAGATATTATGTCAACAAATGTTAAAGTAGCACATAATGTAAGTAGTGATGGAGCTATTATTACCGGGTTCCGGTATGTAGATACTCCTACTGTTACATTAGGAAGTGAAGGTGGGGGTGATAGTCCCACTCCAACAACTAATCGGATTCTGGCTATTCATGCTTATTCAACTATTGTAGGGGATATCGCTATTTCCGGTAGCAAACAGATTACAAATAAAACTGCAAAAGGGAATGCAATACGCTATAGAGTAGGGGCAACAGATTCAAATGATATCTATATAGGTGATATGGGTGTACCTGTACATGGAATTGTAAGTCTTTCCACATCTGGTGCAGCAGCAATGGCTCCTACGATAACATTGTATGTAGGCTAGTTATGCCGAATTATGCATATCTAAAAACAGATATTATTAATACAACTGAAAATGATTCGACAGAATTTGCAGATCAGATTCCAAAGTTCATAAAGAAAGCTGAACTCAGAATTATGAAAGATCTGGATGATGTTGGTCTTGATGAATATACAACTGTTTCAGTAACATCAGGGAATGCAGGTAATATTTCCCTGAATGATCGTGTTCGTATTATTCGTAATGTAAGTTATACTGTAAGTACTAGAACAACAATAACCAATCTTTTACAGAGAACAACGGAATATGTCAATGACTATTGGCCTGTAAGTGCTTCCACAGGAACACCCAGATACTATTCCAGAAAAACCAATTCAAGTATAAAGATAGTACCAACCCCTGTTTCTGCAATTACAGCAGAAATTAAAACTGCATCCCTACCTCTTCCATTGGCATCAGCTACAGATACTAGTGTTACAACAACTAATTATTTTAGTGAGTACTGCTATGATGCTTTATTCTATGGATCATTAATAGAAGCAACAATGTATATGAAAGATTGGGCAACATTACCTGTATGGGCAGGTGAGTATAATAATTCAATTCAAACTTTACAGAATCAGGCCAGACGAACAAGACAGGATGATATGGAAGTAGCTGCATCTCCTGCTGGTGGACCTGATACTATAATACAGGGAGGAAGCTAATGGCTAACAAAAATAAAGAACCGGAAGAAGGAACTCAACAAGGACCGAACCCTCCTCCCGGTGTTGATACAGATAAAGCAAATCGTATAAGTATGGAGAAACTGAGTAAGGCAATCAAAACTCTACAAAAGATGGGAAGTTCATCTGTTGTTTCTAAAAAAGGTGGTGGTATGACCAGAGTAGGTTTATCTCCTGCTGAAGAAGCACGTTCAGGTACAATGTCAGAAGAAGAACGGAAACGATATATGAAAAAGGGAGGGAAAGTAGGAAAGAAGAAAAAGAAGAAACAA